GAGGTGATCAGTGGATAGGTCTATTACTTCAGTCAATTGAGAAAACTATGAGTCACAAAAACTATGAGGTTGTTGTTGTGGCTAACAGCAGAACAAATCTTGACTATTCAGAGTATCCTACGGTTAATCTTATTGATAATTCCAGTATCAAAGAAACAGGTTCTTTGGGACACGCTAAGGGGTTGTTACTAGGCTATAAAAATCTAGATCCCAGAACAAGAACAGTAATTCTTGTCGATCAAGATGTAGCTTTTATTAGAAAGGGGTGGGATAAAGACATATCAAAATACCTTCAGAATTACCCTCTGGTTGGTGCGCCAATGGAAACGAGTTACCGAGAACGCTTTTTGCGCCCACATTTTCTTGCGTTTAGTAGAGCCTTCTTCGATAAAGAGATCCTATTTAATGACGGACTAATGCCAAATATCCCAATAGGAGATACTGCTTATAAACTTTCCCTGCTTACGCATCGAAACAAAGCATCCTATAAGGTTCTTCCTAATTCGTATAACTGGAAAGAGCATTATGATTCTGTTTATCCTATAGGAGAATCAATCTACAATGATCAAGAAAACATCATTTGTCATCACGTAGGTAGATCCGCAGTTAAACAAGATAGATTTAAAAATTGGGAATCTTTCTTAAGGGAAAAGGAAACAATATGAGTTACTTAACGAAATTGGCAGATAGCTATGGAACGGATAAAGGTACTAGTGCGGGGGATAGGCATGGGTTTACTGATTTTTATCATGAACACCTAAAGGAGATTAGAGAAACCGCAGAGAAGGTTTTCGAAATAGGTATCCAAGGAGGGCAATCTATCCACATGTGGTTAGAGTATTTTCCTACCGCAAATATTTTTGGAATGGATAATAGACTATTTGGTAGTATCAAAAATGATAGGTACTTTTCTTTTTCAGGGGATCAATCGAATAGGGAGTCTCTTAACAACTTTATATTAAAATACGGAATAAATTTTGATATGATTATTGATGATGGGGGTCATCATATGAACCAACAGCAAATTAGCTTTGGTTTTTTATTCCCTTACGTAAAGGAAAAAGGATTTTATATCATAGAGGATCTACACACTTCTATTTTTAGTAGCTCCGCCAAATTTGGAGCTAAGGAGGATAATAAAACCCTACATCTTCTTGAAGATCTAAAGGAAAAAGGATCTTTCAAGAGTCCCTTTTTAACTAAAGAAGAGATTAAATACATAGAAGATAATGTTAGTCGCGTTGAAATATACTACAGTTCAGATAAAAGTAGTATCACCTCTGTTATATATAAGAAGTAGACGATAATGGACAAAGCTGCCCAATCTACTGAGTTTGTAAAGTGTGCTAGAAACTGCCCCTATTTTCTACTCACATATGGAAAGGTACGTCACCCCCTTAAAGGTCTAATACCTTTTAAGATGTACGACTTTCAGGAAACAACACTAGATGATTTTTTGACACACAGATTTACAATCATCCTAAAGAGTAGGCAGCTAGGACTGTCAACTCTTGTGGCTGGCTACTGTGCGTGGCTAATGATATTTCATCCCAACAAAGAAATTCTGGTTATCGCTACTAAACAGTCAACCGCTATCAACTTCATTACAAAAGTAAAAGTTTTCTTAAGGCATCTTCCAGATTTCCTTAAGCCCCAACTTACTTCCGATAACCAACAGAGTGTGACAATCGCTAACGGTTCAACATGTGTAGCTTCCCCCTCATCGGACGATGCTGGACGATCAGAAGCGTTGAGCCTATTGGTGCTTGATGAAGCAGCATTCATTAAGAATATTAATGTTCTTTGGACAGCGGCATACCCCACTCTTTCCACAGGTGGGGACGCTATTATTCTTTCAACTCCAAATGGTCAGGGTAATTTTTTCCATAAGATGTTTACCGAGGCTACTTCGGAATTGAATGACTTCAAGCCCATCACGCTCAATTGGGATCTTCATCCCGAAAGAGATCAACAATGGTGGGAAGATTCATTCAAGGCTCTTGGTTTTGACAAGCAGAAAATGGCGCAGGAATATGAATGTTCATTCATTGCTTCGGGTAATACGGTTGTTGATGCAGAATCGCTACAGTGGTATCGAAAACACAAGATGAAAGATCCTGTTACAAAGACAGGTCCGAAGAATGCTATCTGGACTTGGGCAAATCCTGTTCCAGATCGAGAGTATTTGGTTGTTGCCGATGTTGCAAGAGGTGACGGAAAGGACTTCTCTAGCTATGAAGTATTCGACTTAGAAACCTATGAACAGGTACAGGAATTTAAAGGCAAGATAAGTACAACGGAATTTGTTCAACTTTTGCTAAAGGCTGCGACTACTTATAATAAAGCACAACTAGTCGTTGAAAACAACGGTTTAGGTTGGGCTGTTGCCAGTTCGATTGTTGAAGAGGGATATTCTAATATCTACTATACTGGTCGAGCGCAAAAGACAAAAATGAATCCTTTCGCACCTATTGAATCCGAAGTTAAGATGGTGCCAGGATTTACTATGTCTCCTCTAATTAGACCTAGAGTAATTGACTCTATGGTTGAAGTAATGAATCCAAGAGAGATGCGTATCTACTCTCAGCGATTGTTGGATGAGCTTGATGTTTTCATTTGGTACAACGGTAAAGCACAAGCTATGCAGGGGTATAACGATGATCTTGTAATGCCCCTTGCAATGGCTTCCTATTTGCGTTATGACGCATTGAGAAATTCTCACCAGCCTCTTGACGCAGATTATTATACGCCAGAGTTTCAAACATTTGCCGAAGTATTAGCACCACAAATGCTTCCCAACGGGTACGAAAGCGAAGATCCTTGGGAAGATCCAGAGTTAGGCGACCTTCGTTGGTTGATTAATGACTAGGGGATTTTAAATGCCGAATAAGACAATAAAACCCACGACTCTACAGACCCTTATTAGTGCAAATAGGGATCGTAGAAAGTCAGATTATTCAGGACTTGTTAGAAAGGTAAGTCCTCATTCTCCTAAGTCTACCTACTACGAGGAACTTGGGGACGATGTAAGTACAACACAACAGATTATTGATCGCCTGTCGGACAAGGTTTCTTATACCTACTACCAACAAGCGATTGACGGTTCTCAGGTTCACGATAGAAAAGCCCGATACGTAGATTTTGAAATGATGGAGTTTGAACCCATGATTTCATCTGCTCTTGATATCTATGCCGATGAATGCACAATATTCAATGAAGAAGGCAAAGTAATATCTATCTATTCGGACGATAAGAAAAACAAGGATTACCTTGAGGATTTTTTCTACAATGTTTTGGATATCGAAAATAACGCATGGGCCTGGGTGCGTAATCTCTGTAAGTACGGGGACGTTTTTATGTACGCCGAAACAGAAGAGAAAAACGGTGTCGTGCGGGTTTTGCCCTTACCTTCTATCGAAGTTGCAAAGGAAATGGGTTTTGATGAGGATCATCCAGAAAAAGTTCGCTACCAATGGCTACGGCTAGAAAGCGCAACTGGACAGTTCTATACTTCTGGAATGCAGGACAAGCCTTACATTGAAGATATAAACATGGCGCATTTTGAACTCAGCGGGGATGATGGTTTCAAGCCCTATAGTCGAGGGATTCTTGATGGGGCGCGTAGAATCTTCAAACAGCTAACAATGCTGGAAGATGCTATGATGGTCTATCGTATTACTCGCGCACCTGAACGTAGAGTGTTCAACATTGAAGTCGGAAATATGAATCCGAAAGATGTTGGAGATTACCTTGAATCAGTAAAACGCAAACTTAAGAAAACTACAACAATTGAAAAAGATACTGGACTAACTCACCTTCGCTACAATCCTATGGCTGTAGATGAGGATTATATCCTTCCATCTAGAGGTGGAGTTAGTTCTCAAATTGATACGCTTCCTGGCGCACAGAACATGAATGACATTGCTGATATCGAATATATCCAGAAGAAGCTTTTCTCTGTTCTTAAGGTTCCGAAGTCGTACCTGACTTACGAAGAAGATATTTCAGCTAAGAGTCTGCTATCACAAGAGGACGTAAGATTCTCCCGAACTATCCAGCGAATTCAAAAATCATTCTTGGCGGCACTTACTAGACTAGCAATGATACACCTATATCTTAAGGGTGTACATGGTGCTGATGTTAAGAACTTCAAACTCACAATGACAAATCCTTCCCATCAAGCGGAGCTTATGCAAGCTGCGTTGTGGCTTGAGCGAATTAATCTCTTTAAGGAAGCTACTGGTAAGGATCAGGCATTCTCTGTTGAGTACGCTATGGAAAACTTCTTGCGTCTTTCGACAGAAGAAATTAAGCGTGAGCTTAAGCGTATCAAAACTAATCCCCATGATGAACTTGCCTCTGGCGAGGGAGAAGAAATGTGGGACGATGAGGAAGATACCGAGAATCGTCCTGGTTACGATTCAGGAGAAATGGGCGTTGAAAAGCCCGATACGGATAGTCCTATGGCTATGGAAAACCATTTGGTCGGGAAGATATACAAAGACTTGTCGGAAAATTTTAAAGTTGGGGGAGACTCTAAATGATTAACTCTGGATTAATTTTTGAGATGCTTTCATATTCTTTTGTGGAATCCCTTCTTCATAAGGATCTGGAACGTGCGAAAGTGTACCACGGATTAATGCACAAGCATTTCCATTCGGAATCCCCTTTGCATAAAGAGGCAGTTGTCTTTAACTACTTGATCCATTCTAAAGCATTGACTAAAAATGGAGCTAAAAAGAAATTGAGGGAGGCTCTAAGCTTCATTCCCGATGGTGATACCTTGGGGCCGAAGTATTCTAAGCTTATATCGGACCTTAGAAGAACAAGAGTTCTACAAGAGATAGAAGATACTTTCAACAATATTGACGATGAGTATAATAATGTTTTTTCGGTTATTAACCTAGTATTAGAGACTCACCATCTTGGTGTCACGGAAAAAAGGGTAATCAATAAAGCGTGTAGTCACTTAACTCAAAATAATATTGGATCAGTACCCAAGTATAACAAGTTCTTTGGGAA